CAAAAATTCTCACTCAACCAGTCCTGGCGCTGGCAGGAGCAGGCGCGCATCAACCGCGATCCTGCCCTGCAGTTCGTCGGACGCAATGTCGGCGAGATCGAACTCGACGGCGTGATTTACCCGAGCTTCAAGGGTGGCCTGGGGCAGATCGACGCCATGAGGTCCCTTGCTGACGCCGGCAAGCCGCTGCAACTGGTCGATGGTCTTGGCCGCATCTGGGGTGCCTGGGTGATCACGGAGATCGGGGATACCCGCACCGTGTTCGCTGATGACGGCCAGCCCAGGAAGCTGGAGCTCCGCATCAAGCTCAAGGCCTACGGGGAGGATCAGCCATGACCCGAGCCATCTTCAAGCGCGTGATCACTCGGGATGGGGATGTCCTCGATGCCCTCATCTGGCAGCACTACGGGCGAGGCGATGTACTGGCTGCCGTGCTTGAGGCCAATCCCTCACTGGCACGGTTGCCCCCGGTCCTTACCGCTGGTCTGGTGGTCGAACTGCCTGAGCTGCCGCTGCCGGTAGAAGCGCCGGTGATCCGGCTGTGGTCATGAGGAGGGGCATCGATGCAACCGATCTTCCGTCTTTACGCCGACAGCCAAGAGATCACCGCTGCCATCCGCGACCGGCTGATCGAGCTGGTGGTCACCGACGAAGCCGGCATCCAGTCCGATGAGTTGAAACTGACCCTCGATGATCGCCGCCGTGAGGATGGCGCGATTGCCGAGCTGCCGCGCATCGGCACGGAGCTGACCGTGTCGCTGGGCTACGCCGAAACCCGGCTGGTATCGTTGGGACGCTTCATTGTCGATGAGGTCGAGATGCGCTCGCCACCGGCCACGCTGACGGTCTCGGCCAAGGCCGCCGATATGGTCGGGCCGTTTCGCAGTCCCAAGACCCGCTCCTGGGAGGCGACCACCATGGGCCAGCTGGTCGAGGCCATCGCTGTCGAGCATCGGTACGAGGCCAAGGTTGATCCCGAACTCGGCGCCATTGCCATTCCGCATCTGGATCAAACCGCCGAGTCGGACATGGCGCTGCTCACCCGACTGGCCGCGAAGCACGATGCGGTGGCCAAGCCTGTGGCAGGGTTTCTCGTGCTGGCCAGGCAAGGGGCGATCAAGACCATCACCGGCCAGGTGATGCCAACGATCAAGCTCTCAGCGACTGATCTGGCCGAATGGCGCTACCGACACTCGGCGCGCAAACCCGGCGGCAGTGGCTCGACCAGCGAGGGCGATACGCAAAAACCACCGACGACGGCAACCGGCGGCACCAAGGCCTACTGGTGGGACTTCGAGAAAGGCGAGCGCCGGGAAGTGACCACCGGCCAGCCGCCGTTCGAGGAAATCCGCTACGTCCATGCCACGGAAGCCGAGGCCAGGGCGGCAGCGGCCACGCGCAAGAACACCGGTGAACGGGGACAAGGGGAACTCATTTTCAGCCTACCCGGTGACCCGGGGCTGGCCGCCGAGGGACGGCTGTCGATTTCGCTGCGCCCGGGCATCCCGACCGACTGGCGCATCAAGCGCGTCGAGCACCGCCTTGGTGCCCAGGGCTACACGACGCAGGTCGAGTGTGAGCGCTTCACGGCCTCGCCTGTGCCAGTGACTGACACGCCGACTACAGCCACCACCGAATCCAACAGATAAGGAGACAAGCACTGTGACCCCCTGACAAAGATCCTTCGACCTACGGCCTGATCACCTACCTGTGGGTGACCGGGCTGGCCGCCTGGGGTGGCCTGGTCAATTTCTACCGCAAGGTGAAGTCCGGCGAGACCCGGGCCTTCAATGTGGTGGAACTGATCGGCGAGATTGCCACCTCGGCCTTCGCCGGACTCATCACCTTCTGGCTGTGTGAGGCCGCGCAGTTCAATCCCCTAGTCACTGCCGCCCTGGTCGGTATCTCTGGCCACATGGGCAGCCAGGCCATCTACCAACTGGAACGCTGGGCGCAGTCGCGCCTGGGCAATTCTGCCAACAAGGAGCGGCCATGAACGCCATCGAACAAATTCTTGATGAGATCATCCGCCGGGAAGGCGGCTACGTGAATCATCCCGCTGACCGGGGTGGGCCGACGAACTTCGGCATCACCGCGCAGACGCTGGGAGCCTGGCGCAAGCTGGGTCGTGCCGCCACGGCCGCTGAGGTGCAAGCGCTGACGGAAACGGAGGCCCGAGCCATCTACCGCCGGCAGTACATCACCGGTCCCGGGTTCGAGGCCATCACCCATCCGGGGTTACTGCATCTGCTGGTGGACGCCGGAGTGCATTCCGGGCCGAAGCGGGCGGTGCAGTGGTTGCAGGCTGCACTGGGCGTCACCGCCGATGGCGTGATCGGACCCAAGACCCGCGCAGCAATCGCGGCCGCCGACCAAGGTGTGCTCTACGGCAAGGTACTGGGGCAGCGCCTGCGCCATCTCGGACGGCTGATCACCAACGATCCCAAGCAGTCAGCGTTCGCTGCGGGTTGGATGAACCGGATGGCCGAATTCGTGGAGGGCTCGGTATGACCCCATTGCTCACCACGTTGGCGCCGGGCCTGCTGGAAGCCGGCAGTCGCCTGATCGACCGCCTGGTGCCGGACCCGGCAGAAAGGGAGAAAGCCAAGCTCGCGCTGCTGCAGGCTGAGGGGCAGTTGGCATTGCAGGAGATGCAGACCAGCCTCTCCGCGATCTTGGCCGAGGCCAACTCAGCCGATCCCTGGACCAGTCGGGCACGGCCGACCTTCCTTTACGTGATCTACGGCGTGATCCTGCTGTGCGTGATCGGCGCCATCATCGGCATCTGGTGGCCGACCCACGTCTTCCAGGCAGCGGAGAACTTGAACAAGCTACTGGGCGCAGTGCCCGAGAGCCTGTGGTGGCTCTTTGGTGCCGGCTACCTGGGCTATACCGGGGCGCGCAGCTTCGACAAGTGGCGTGGGCCGGTGCGCTGA